ATAGCAATGTCTACATACAATTCGTTGCGATCAATTCTTGCTGGAGTATTGTTACTTTCGTCACACACAACCAAGAAGTCATATAACGCACGTTGTCCTACCAGTTCCAACATCAAACTTTCGCAGGCATTTTTAATTTCTGCTCTAGTAGCCTTGTCATTTGGTTCAAATAGATACGGCTTAGCCAATAGGTTCAACTGTCTACGTAGATATACAATCAAACGTGCTACGTTGACTCTGTCTAATGCGCTGGCATTTCTAGCACGAGTATACTGACCAAATGCTACTAATCCTGCACCTGACAAGAATGTCAACGGATTTACTTTGATGCTTGCCAACGTATCACGTTGACCTTCATTCAATGCCACTGTTTCAAATTCGCCTTCACCAGTGATATAACCCACTGATGTTGCGTTAGTAATGCCGCCTCGACGTGTACCTGCTGGTGCAAACCAAGGATATGCCACTTGATCGTTCAAACTAATAGTTCTCAACATCATATGGCTTGGTGGTACAACAATGTTGTTACCAAAGTTGTCGCTGCTGAAGCCCCATGGGTAATACATTGCTGCATACTCATCGAAACTTACTGCACCTAGGTCGTCGTCTTGTGCTGAGCCGTTGTCATTGTTGCCCCATGCTAACAAACTGGTAGCACTGCTGTTCAAACGTGCTGGTGTGTCAGCCACTACAAAGGCAGTCAATCCACGATCGTAGTTCAGTGTGATCAATTCGCCGATCAATTCTGGATAACCAGGGCAAGCAATTAAGTTAAACACACGACTGTCGCTGTCACGTACAGTTTGATTGCTGTTGACCACTGCCTGTAGGCCTTGGATAACCACTGCACGTTGTGCCTTGCGGCCAAATGTACCGGAACCGTCTACTTGGTTTGCTGCTTCGCTGACCCAACGATGTGGATAGTAAGCACTCATGTATTGACCAGGTGCACCGCCAACTAGCGTGTTGTATGCTGCCAAATCAATATAATTACGTACAAATTTCTTAACGTTGAATCCACTTCGACGTAGATTCCACAACAACATACCCTTCGGATACAATGCAGGCTGTGGGCAGTCAGGGTCTACATAGTCACTGGTTAACAGGTCTGCAATTGTTCCGCTAGGAGCAACTGTTGCTGTACCGCCGCTTGTACCGTAACGAGCATCAGCAAACAACACTCCATCTTCACTGCTTTGATCAGTTTTATCGATCAACACCCACTGATTGTTAGCAGGTAAAGAACTGTTGAATTTGTAAATTACTGGGTAGTTGTCAATGTCGCTGGTGTCGATCCACAGATCACCGTTGACCAATGCTGTTGTGCCGTCATTTTGTGTAGTTGGCTCACTGGCACTGACAATTGGTCCGGCAGGATCTGTTCCGCTGTAACCAGGATAATTTTCATATCCTACCCAATTTGTTCCGTCGTTGATCATAATATCAACTTCGTCAACAATAGAATTGTACCATAACTGTTGATCTTCTGCTAATGCAGTAACTTCTGTTGGGCTGGCTTCAAATGACAATGCTCTCCACTGAGTTGCAACATAATCATGTGTAACATCTCCTGTGGCTGCAACATACAAGTTGGCCGTCGGAGTTACACCGCCCGGATTAAAAATACTGCCGAAAGGAGCATTAGTACCTTCACCAATTAAGATATCTCCGCCGGTAGCATGAGTGATAACAATTCTATTTGAACTGTCTACACTGGCTGTGACATTGATTAAACCTGCTGCATTAACAGCATTGGCAAAATCATCTGCATCATCTATATTTGCATTAGCCGTAAATGTAACTGTTACATCGCTGCTATAAGCATCGTCGCCAACTAGACTTTCTGCAACAACAAACCGATTAATACCGGCTGTAAATGTAGATGCGGTTACTGCTGCACTAGTAATAGTTGTGGCACCAATAGCATTTCTTCTAAACAATTTAAATGTAGCCAGTCTTGGTGTAAGATCTAAACCAAAATCTTCTTCAATATTGAATTTACTGTATAATGCACCAACTGCAAGATTTGCGCCGCCGCCTGTGGGATCTAAAGCAGCCAATGCTGCTGCACCGTTGGCATACAATGGTGCTGCCACTGTTTCCCAAGCGTCTGTTGCACTGTTATAACGTTTTGTTACTAAGTTAGCACCAAGATTGGGGGTTGTTGTTTTAACCCACACAGAACCTGTTGGACGACCAATCACTGTAGATGGACTGTCTGAACGCTTGTATTCGGGTACTGTAGTGTGTGGTTGAATTGACAGTCTAGGAACTAAGTAATTGCCAGCAGTAATACCAAGTGTTGTCAATGCTGTTCCGCTGATAGTAATGGTGTTGGCAATAGTACTATCTTGACTGTCATCACTTAATGCATTATTTGAATAAATTTCTAACTTGTTGTTAACCACTGCGGCATACACACCGGCATTATTGTATGTGCTAGTATTGATAGCCGCTGCTACCCCCGCGAGTGTTGATCCAGCCAGTGTGATTGTTGGCAGTGCTTCAAAATCAACTGTGAAAATAATTGTTCCAGATACTGTTCCAGATACTGTTGCTGTTCCGGCAATAGTTGGCCAACTTTGTGCCCACTCTGGAGAACCAACTTGTACCCAAATGCCGCTGCGATTTTTGTAGTATGTTGCCAATGTTGTAGTCACTGCTACCACAGCATATGAACCTACTGCACCGACAGATCCCTTGGGGGTGTAGTCTTGACCAGCAAAGTCTACAACTTTAGTTGTGTCTGTAATAACCAATGGAACTTTGTTGATAAACTTTTGTCCGTTACCGCCAACTGTGGCAGCATCGCTGTTCCATTCAAAAATACCCCACTTGGTATTGCTGGTGTCTAACCACCATGTTCCGTTTGCTGGATTAGCACTTGGAGCAGTTGCGGTAGCATCTAATTGTGATAGATCAACATTTGCACGTAGTACAAATGCTCTGTTGCTGACGCCTAAATAACTGTAGGCTGCTTGTAGACCGTATTCATTTTGTTCTCCGCCATGAATTGGATTATTACTTGCGTCAGTCTTAAAAATTGCGTCCCCGAATGTGTCAGATAGATCGCGTTGACTGGTCATCAAATACAATGTGTCAGCACTTGATGCTAGTGTACCTGTTGCAATGCCTGTGCCTGCTCCATTTTGTTTGTTGGCCGCTGTGGCCACAACTATCAGCGGAACGGTACCTGGTTCGCTGGGTGTGTAAAAACTTTCGTCAATGACGCTAACTTGTACGCCGGGTGATGATAATGCCATGTTGTATCTCTCCTAAGAGTATTGCTAGTTTTATTTACCCAAAGACATATAAATCAGGGCGATAATATCAGGAGAAAAGGGGTCAAAAAGGGCAATAAATACTAGATGAACAGACCCTTATGTAAATGCGGACTAAGACCCGCAGCCATTAACTATAGAAAAAACAACAGAATATACTATCGCAGCCAATGTGAGACTTGCTTGCGATATGGCGGAATTGGCAAGGGTGTGCCCAAATGGTATCAAGACGGATATCGTATGAAATCAGTGTGCGATAAATGCGGATTCAAAAGCAAGCATCGAGAACAATTCAATGTATTTCACGTAGACGGCAATTTAAACAACAGTAGAAACGCCAATCTCAAGACAGTGTGTGCAAACTGTCAGCGTGTTCTGCACAAAGAGGGAACTGTTTGGAAACAGGGAGACCTGTCACCAGATTTTTGATCTGGCCATACAGATCATCAATATTGCCGTTGTTATCTAAAATATGATCAAAGTCATTGCCAATCCAAGCCCACTCACTGGCATGTATTTTACGCATTTTCATAGCATTGATACCTATGTTGTTGCCTTGATTAGCACTGACAGCATCCTGATACCATTCGGGTAAAGCACCTCTTTGTACCCAAGCAATAGCGCCGCCTGCACGTTTTAAAGACAGCAGTTCGTTAGGGAAACGACAATCTGAAATTACAATGTTGTCTCGCGAGTTGCGCAACTTGTTTTCTACGCTGGCAATCCATATGTCGTCATGAAAGCCTTTTCTACACACTTCTGTACCCCAGTATTGTAACACCCAGCGGGGTGTTAGATTAGGCATATCTAGACGTTGACTCCACCAAGGATCAACTTGTTCTCGCCATTCACGGGCCTGTGCCGTACGTCCTTCTAACATTGTACGGTCCCACCCAAACACAGCAGCCACAGCATCTTTCAATGTATTGGCAAAACTTTCTCTTCTAAATCCGTGAAAATTTACTAGATAGTCAGCAACAGTATCTTTGCCGTGACCGATAAAACCGCAGATTCCTATAATCATATTATCTCCTGAGATAGTATATTTTATAGAAAATTGTTGGCTGTGTCAACCTATAATGAATGTATAGCCAGTGCCACCGGAAATCAATGTTTCCAATTCTTTATCCAATGCTGCCATTTCTTCTTTGCCTGCTGACTTGAGGTCTGCACCATTGAGGCCACCTGCGCCACCTGGCCCGGCAATTTGAGCAAACTTACTACGTGCTTCGCCCAGTATGATCTTGGCCACTGCTAAACTGTAGTCTTTTAGCCACTGCTTGGCATACAGGTCTGTTAACAATGCCCAGTCTGGACGATAATTATAGGTTCGCATTAAGATTATTTCGCCTGATGCAAAAGGACGTTGCAACACACGTAATATGTGAGTATTGGGATTGTAGTGATATTCAATAAAACTACCAAACATGCGCCCTACCAGTTCTTGATATTGTGAAAACAGTTCGTATGTCAATAGGCCGCCCAACATATTACCGCTGAGCAAGTACGTGTTGGTATAAGCCATGTTAAAGGGTTCAAACAGTGTGCCGCCACTTCCTGATCCAGACCTGCTGCCGATACTGCGTCTAAACAACTGTCTTACTTCGATAATTTCGTCGGGTAATCTGTATTCATTTTGTTCAATGACAAATTCTAAAAAACTGTAACTTTCTTCAACTGCATTAGGGCTACGTTGTCTAAACCGTGTCAGCGCACGATCAACAGCAGTTTCATAATGTATTGGATCAAGTTCGACATCTACCATACCTTCACCCAGCATGGCTCGTATGTAATCATAGACTTTTTGACGTTCTTCTAAGTTGCTATTTTCAGACATTTGATTCTCCAAGTATATTTATGCCCGCTAAATATGTATTATGCCAAGACTCAGTTTATATCGGCCCGAAAAAGGCAACGACTACAAATTCATTGATCGACAAGTTTCTGAAATGTTTCAGATTGGCGGTACGGACTTGTATATTCACAAATATCTGGGGCCTAAAAATCCCACAGATGCCAATGCTACTGCTGATCAACCGCAGTATGACAATCTATCTCCAACAAATATACAAGATTTGTTGTTGTTAGAGAATCGAGATCGCAAATATGATCCGGACATTTATAGATGCCGTGGTCATTATCAAGTGCAAAACATTGATTTTAATCTCAGTCAGTTTGGCATATTCATTGACACTGATCTGATCATGTTGGTGGTACATATCAATGACTGGATTAAAATTGTTGGTAGAAAACCACTCAGTGGAGATGTTGTTGAATTGCCACATTTGAAAGACGAATTTGCTCTCAACGGGTTCGATGTAAGTTTGCCAAGATATTATGCCATAGAAGATGTTGGCCGTGCTAGTGAAGGGTTTAGTCAAACTTGGTATCCTCATCTCTACAGATTAAAAATAAAGAAAATAATTGACAGTCAGCAATTTGCTGATGTGTTGACAAAACCTGTAGGTGAAGACTATGATAAATTTGTAGGCGATCACGTTGCCGCTACAGAATATTTCACTGGTCAAATTGTGAGATTAGATGGTGTATTGTATCAAGTGAAATCTGGATTCAACAGTCCTAATGGCACTGTGCTGACGCCACCTAATGATGCTGCATGGGCTGTGTATTCTGGTAATACTTTACAAGACATACTGAGCACCAAAGCCAAAGATTTAGAAATCAATGACGCAGTGATTGCACAAGCAGAGGCAGATGCTCCTAAAAGTGGATTTGAAACTAGACAATTCTACACGTTGGCAGTAGATGACGATGGCAATCCACGATTACAAACTATAGATGAATCTAACTTAGATGCATCTATGACCAATCTAGATACCAGTAGAATTGCAGAACGTCCTGATAGAGAAGGTTATAGTGGTTACATGGTCGAAGACGGGGTTGCTCCTAACGGAGTAAATTTTGGTCACGGTATCAGTTTCCAAGCCAACCCGTTCGAAGGCGATTTTTTCCTTCGTACAGATTTCTTGCCAAATCGACTGTTTAGATTCACTGGCAACAGATGGGTCAAATACGAAGACATGCAACGTCATACATTGACCAATACCGACACTCGTCAAACTCAGAAAACTAGTTTTATCAACAACACTGACAAGGCGTTTTTTGACAAACTCACTAGCGATATATTTGTAGCAGGTGTTACTAATACATTTGTTCTTGCTGACGAAACCAGTGCATTCAACAGAACCACCGGGGTAATTACCACACGAACTGCTTACAATAGTGCATATGGTGCCAAGGTTATCCTTGATCGCAACATAGTTCCGCAGGACAGTGTGGTTATACAAAATCAATCAGGATTTATATCTATAAAGATATTTGAACCTATTGCTGTGGGACAACGTATCGAATGGACTTTATATTCCACTGCAGACAATCAACGTTCTAGTTTATCTAAAGCACTTAAACCTAAGGCAGATTTATAATGCAACATTTTTATGATGGTCAAATTAGACGATATATTACACAAATTATCAGACTGCTCAGCAACTTCAGTGTAAAGTACGGTGATGGAACATTGGTCAGAGTGCCAGTACTGTACGGTGACACTGATCGT